AAGGTACTTTTTTACCAACTGCCATTATTCCAGTAGTTACAACAAGAGCCGTAACTGCTAAAATAGCAATAATTTTCTTCATATTTAACTCCTTCCGAGTTTTATTGTTAATTAGGAGAATTCCACCAATTCTCCCACGGGAAATGAATCCAGATATTTTCTGAATCCTTTGCACATTGCTGTGCATAATAATGAGGTTCAAAATTACACTCATTATTCCACCAAAGAGTAGCAAATCTAACATCTACTCCATTGGCTCTTTCTGTAATGTGGTTTCTCATTTTATGAAAAGTTTCACCAGAATCACATACATCATCTACAATTAAAACACGCTTATCTGTTTTTCTTGGTAAATAATCTTCCCATTCGGGATGATCTCTAAGTGCCGCTTTAATTGGTTTAAATGGTTTTTCCATCCAATGTGACATCATAACGCCTGGTAATAGTCCACCTCTTGAAATTCCTACTACAACTTCAGGATTAAATTTATCTAATGTTATTTCTCTACAAAGAGTATTTACATCTCTTCGCATTTCTCTCCATCCATACCATAAATCTACACTCATGAAAATACCTCATTTAATTGTCTATTAACTTTTACAAATGTACAACATTTTGGTAATGCTTTTAATGTTCGTGCTCCGGCATAAGTACAAGAACTTCGTAATCCTCCTAAAATTTCTTCTATTGTATCTGCAACATTTCCTTTGTATGGAACTTGAACTTTCTTTCCTTCTGATGCTCTATGTGTTTTCTTTTCACCATAATACTTGAGTTGTGCCTCTTCTGAAGACATACCATAAAATGTCATTGTATCATCTTCAACTTCGCCTTCACATTCTTTGTGTCCTGCTAACATACCACCTAACATTACAAAATCTGCTCCACCACCAAAAGCCTTTGCTATATCTCCTACTACTGTACATCCACCATCTGCAACAATGTGACCACCTAATCCATGTGCCGCGTCTGCACATTCTATTATTGCAGATAATTGTGGATATCCTATCCCTGTCATTTTACGAGTAGTACAAACAGAGCCCGGACCTATTCCTATCTTTACAATATCTGCTCCTGCTAAAATTATTTGTTCAGTTGCTTCTGGTGTACATACATTTCCTGCTATGATTATTTTTCCTTTGGTTGCTTCGTGTTCTCTCATTAATGCAACATAATCATTAAATCGTTCTGTATATCCATTCGCCACATCAAGACAAATCCATGGCGCCGAGTCAGACATATAAGGTAGTTCATCCAAATTTTGATCTAATCCGACTGTTCTTATTATGTTTTTGTTCCATCCCCACTCAGAAGATTCAACAAACTTACATAGTGCTGTAAGCATAGGATATTCCATAAGAACATGTGCCATAGCAATTGTTCCTGTATGATCCATATTGGCCGCAATTATAGGAATTCCTGTCCAAGTGTGATTTGAATGTTTGAAGGTAAAATGTCTGGAGAGTTCTGCTTCTTTGCGTGAGGTAAGTTGAGATCTTTTGGGGGTAATTAAAACATCACTAAAATCCAATTTAGTATCATCAATAATTCGCATTACGTCCTTCCGACATTAATAATTAAAAGTGTGTGGATAAGAAACCTTCCATCTCTTATCTCTATTTATCAAATCAAAATCTTGACACGAATCGTGCTATAACTTGACAAAATGGAAGTAAAGCAATTGCCATAGCTGCATTTACTCCTGTATGTACTATTGCTATTTGTTTTGTTATTCCTTGAGGCATTCCATCAGAAACCATAATACCGGCCAACCAGATAGTGCCCGTAGTGCCTATGTTTGCTCCCAATACTGCAGCAATTGCAGAAGGAAGTGGTAGTGCGCCTGAAGCGACTAATCCAATTATTGCGGTTGTTGAAAGTGATGAGGATTGCCAGAGGAGAGTACACCCTATTGCACCAAAAAACATCCAATAGGGATTGTGTATAAAATATTCAAGATGTTCTAGTTTTCCCATTGACTTCATACCACCTGAAAACATTTTTAAACCAATGTAAAAAATTACCAAACCCAAAAGAGTTTGAAAAATAGGATTATTAAATTCCATAAAGTTTCCTTTTTTATATTTCCAATTATCGTAAAGTGTTCGATGTTTCTTTTTCATCTGTTAATCCCCTAAAATATTCAATAAATTCTTTGTATGTAGACTCATTTTGTAAGTCTTGATCCCATTGTTTATTCATCTCATAATAATCTAGTTGTGCAAGTTCAGCCAAGTTGATCCCGTCATATATACATGACAATTCTGCACCCGCTACATCTTTATTGATTACATTAATGCCTTCCATTACATAACTCCATAAACCCCAATTTGCACCGCCTGGATTATCTGGGACTGCATTAATATTAGGTATATTAGTTTTAGCCATTTCTAGTAATTCTTTAACCATTTCGGTTTTTGTTACACCAGTTTTTATATATTTCCAGAATTCACTATCTTCTCGGCCACCCATATAGTGCATTACAAGAAAATCTTTTAAATCATCATACATTATTCTTGTACGCTTGTTATAAATTGCAATACTGCCTTTATTTATTGTATTGTTGATGGTAGGTTTTACACATTCTAAGAATAGATTGTTTGCTTGTGCAATAGTTGAATGTATACTAATTGCTTCCAATGGTTCTAAGAAAGCACTACTAAGTCCTATTGTTACACAGTTTTTGATCCATGCAGATTCTTGCCGTCCAGAAGAAAATTTAATTGTTCTAATAGGATCAATCTCCTGTCCTAGTATAGTTTCTATTTCTTCTTGTGCTTTGTCTGGAGTAGTATATGCATCACAATACACATACCCACATCCTTTTCTGTCCATTAATGGAATTTGCCACATCCATCCTGCTTTTTGAGCCCAAGCTGTTGTATATGGTTCAGGAATTTCATCTTGTTTATATTTTAAATTGAATGGCATACCGACGTTTAATGGTAAGTTGTCTTTATAACTGATCCATTTGCTTGGTAGGTGTTTCATTATTACACGATTAAAGCCTGAACAGTCAATAAATAAGTCACCATCAACAGTCTGGCCATTAGATAGGCTCAAGTCTTTAACATATCCCTGTTCATTAAGTGACACATCCAATACCTCTGAATCAATAAATTTTATGTTATTTCTTTGTAGACAAATTTTCTTAAAATATTGACCAGTAAGGTGTGCGTCTATATGATATGCATGATCTTTTACATTTGTAAATTGTTTAGTATGTATGTTAAAATTACTACTACCATGATAAATCCTATGGCCAAGCCTTGATAATTTTAACATATCTTGTCGCGATAGCTTATCTAAACCATAATTAAACATAATGTCAGGTACAAACCAGTTAGTGGTCGTTCCATCTATCGGTCCTATGTAATAATCATCTATATTATTAGTCCAGCCTTTATGTTTGATAGCATATTTTAGTGTTGCACCTGTTTCTTTGATAAATTCATGTTGGTCACAACCAAAGTTTGTTGCTCCGTTTGCAAGTATAGAAGTAAAAAATCCTGTTGTACTTTCACCTACTCCTACAACTGCTATTTTACTGCTTTCTATAACAGTAATATTGTGATTAGGATGTCTTGCACTAGCAATTATTGCACTAATCCAACCAGCAGTGCCGCCACCAACAATAACTATTTTCATTTGGGTTTCTTTTTCATAGGTACATAATATAAGATGAGAGTGCTACAGTCAAAGAGTCCAACGTGTTTACGACTCTACTGCTGACGGATGACGAAACCCGCCGATCTGGTTACTGGTCAGTAGTCACCTGCGCCGCCCCAGAATCAGCACCCTCATTTTCTTTAGCTGGTGTGGAATATCCATCCTTGAACCATCCATCACCTTTTAATATAAAATTCATTTGGCCGGGAATGAGCTTATGAACACCTCCTTCTTGCTCACATCCCTTGCATAAGGTTAATGTGGGATCACTAAACTTTTGAATTTCTTCCCACATACAATTACACTTGTCACATTTATACTCATAAATAGGCATTATCCACCCCCATTCGTAGTATTGAAAGATATAGATATTCTTTCTTGATCTTTATTAAGATTGGGTGAAACATAATGCTTTAACCAACTTGGAAATATATATAATCTTTTTTCTAGCGCCTCTCCAATAAAGAGTGCACCCTTTCCACCATTAGGATAATGATGTAAAAGATCAAGAGCCGGATGTTCTAAATTAATGTTTCCACAATCTTTAGAAGTTTTAACGTAATATACACCAGAATAATGAGACATTGGATGTACGTGAGGAAGATTGGTATCTTTGTATCTATTAATATTAAACCATATATTAGATACAACTAAAGGAGTTTCTTGTATTTCACGCAGTTTCCATTCTATATCAGTAACCAATGTACAAATTTCCATATTGCTTAATAGTAAATTTGGTGATTGATAACCACCTTGATTACTTTTTGTTATAGAAGGGTTTTCTGCTTCAAACTCTAAACAATAAGTTGTTAGTAAATCATTATCTATTCCTAGTTGGTCAAATTCCCAAATAGGAATTTTAAACGGCTCATGTTTTTTCATTCGGTCTTATCCACATCTCCCATAATTCATTTTCTTGTTTCATTGACATTTTACCAAATATTTTAGCCCACCTATAACGATATTGTCTAAAAAACTTAGCCTTTTCTCTTTGTTCGTTTGTTCTGTCTATTATTATGGCGTCCTTTCCACCTCACCATCTTGGATTTTTTGAAATATAACTCCTACAAAAAGTCCAAAACCGAACATAAATAATCCCATCCACTTATGGGTATCTGACATTTCATGTATTATTTGAGTACACATATCGTAACTTTCCATGTTATCCTTTCAATTTAGTTTCAAATTCACGTAAACGCCTATAGACACTCATTAATTCAATAATGGTAGGCCACGCCTTTAATAGATATTGCATTGATCCTTCTACTCGACCAAATGCCCTTATTATTTGTTGCATTACACCTAGAGTCATCACTCCTGCAACTATTGCTGGTGCTAGGAATACATAAGCTGATAATACATTTGCTTGTAAGTATGCCATTCGACCAATATTAAAATATAGATAACGTAAGTAACTTAAAAAATGAATCTTACGAACATCTTCAAAAAACTCCTCAATTTTCTTTGGTCTAACTGTTCCATCATCTTCGGCAATGACAAGTATTTTTCTATATGCCGCTTCCTTTGCTTGTATATCATATTCTATACCAACTAGACGTAATATCCACCCTAATCCAATTAAAAAAGCAGTACCACCTAATGTCCAAAGTAATGCACCTGTAATCAATCCATATTCCCATTCACCAAAAAAGAATATTGGAATACCTATTGACAATCCAAATAGTATAGGAATAAACTGAACCAAAACCATAACTGATTCAATTAAAGATGTTCCTAAACTTTCCATTATACGGGTAAATTTAATTGTATCTTCTTGAACCCTTTGTGATGCTCCTTCTATTGTTCTGGCTTTCTCATATACACTATGATACCACTCAACCATTGCTGTACGCCATCTAAACAAATAATGGGCTGTAAAATAACTTATTACAACATAAAGTCCAACATATATTCCTGCTAGTGTAATAAAAGAAAATAAACTCGCAAAATATTCTTCTATTGTAACTGCATTTGGTGTAGCAAGTGCTTTTTGTATCATGTCATAAAAAACACCAAACCATTCATTTATTTTTACATCAATTTTTACTTGAACCCAAAGTGATCCCAAAATAATTATTGAACCAAGCCAAGACCACAACCACCATTTTTTATTCAAAAAGAATCTAAACATAATAATCTCCTATTTAACCATAAGGTCTTTTTTCTTTATTTAATATATGATTATCTTCATCTACACATTGTCGATAAGGTTTCTTATAGTTAGTATTTTTGCCTGCTATAGTACCTCTTTTCAATCCCCATCGATTATCTTCCCAAAATCCATAACAACCATCTTTATCTGTATTTGTAAAATTTGTTGTACAACCAACAACCATCCATGTCGCCATTATAAAAACTAATAATAGCTTTTTTTGCATTTGTTCCTTTATTATTGTTGTGTGTCTTTTGGTGTAAGACTTGTTTCAAAATCCCATTCATAAAATCCTATATCACCACCTATTGTAAAACCTCGCCGAGTGTTTTGCTCTTTACCATCTCCTTCATCTACTTCTAAATCAGAATCTTCTCCTAAAACCATAAAAGCACCTTCTTCTGATTTACCTTTAACTCCCTCTAATGAATTATGTGTTTCTTTAGAATAAACTATTTGATATGACATTGGTATTTTATCTTTACCCAAAACCCATAGATAAATCCATCTTGGTTCATCCACAAAGTGTTTTAAATACATTCCTTTTTGTGGTATTCCAACTTTTGGAAAACCTAATATTGAAGTATAAGTAACATAAGTTGAAGCGCTTAATACTAAAAGAATAGGGATAAACCAAATCAAAAATTTCCAACTCTTTCTTTGTTCGATTAATAACCAAAGACAAACAGTAGAAAGAACTACTAATCCAAAAACTAAAATTCCTATCATATCTAAAATCCCCCCACCCCATCATACTCTTCAGAAACCGTACCTGTATCTCGTTCAGAATAATGAGATTCTTCTGTACCCGAATTTATATATGGTGAACCTGTTGGTTCATGAGCAGGGGCGACCATTCCTACTCTATTATCAAATGGAGTCACAAACTTTTTTTCTTCATAAGAAAAAGCTCCAATTTGTTCTCCCTCTTTATCTATTTTAAATCTCACAAAAGTTTCTTCTTGGCCTTTGCGAAAAAATTTCTTTTCACCTACCCACATAATTTTATAAGGATCAACTCTATGTAGTTCTATTTTTACAGTTAATGGTTCTTTTTTATTATAAACTTTCTCACTTGAGACTTCTGGAACAACTCCAACATTCGTAGCTAATTGTCCCATGCGTGTCCACTCTCTTGAAGAATAATAATGTGCATTAACAATATATTCGCCAGGAATGATTCCACGAATAGTAACTACTTCCCTATTGATATTTACTTTTTGTACTGTACCATCGACATTTGTTACAACATCATTTGCAAAGCCCAAATCATCTTTATCTAAATACATAAAATTAATTATGGGTAATCTAAAGTGTACTTTATTTTCTGTTGGATCTTGTACATAAAGATCAATATCATCAGGTTGATCATGATCCCATTCCATAACAATAACAAATTCTGCTTTTCTTTCAAAATCTTCTTTTTTAGATTCGGGCTTTATAAGTAAAAATGCCACAATAAAAAGAAAGGCAAAACCGACCAATACGTTAAACAACATATCGGTAAACCCGATAGTTGACTTATATCTATTTTTATCGAACATGGGCTATCCTTGAAGTAACTCATTAGTTTCTTCGCCCACTTCATAATTCACTAATTGTACTTTAATGACTATTGAAGCAATTAAACCCGTTAAGGTTGTATATAGTGCGGTAGACATTCCCTTCGCCATTGAGGCAAGGGCGTCTTGTAACGTTTGTGTATTGGAAACATCTATATTTTCGAATGCTGTTCCTAACATATACAAAAAGCCGGTTACTGTTCCAACCATTCCTAATGCAAGACAAGTTTCAGCAATAAACCATCCAACATCGATTTTATTATCAATGTCAGAATTAGTTTCTAAATCGTAAGTTTTTCTTCCAATCCAAACTGAGGTAAATACGAAAATGATAATAATCAGAAAACTAAGTTTAGTAACATCTGCATAATATAAAAGTGAATGCAAGTTAAAATGATATGATGTGCCAAACCCTATAAGTATCAAGCAAAATATTAACCACCATTTTAAAAGTTTTGTTCCTATTTTCATTTATTCTCCTTAAAAGTTCTTTCTATCTAATATTTATCTCTTTTTCTTCCTCCTCTTCTAAGTCTTCTACATCATCTACAGACCAATTTTTATAATCATTATTTTGGCGTCTTTTCTTCCTACTGATTTTCTTATCTTTTTTAACTTTGAACTCTTCCATTTTTCCTTTTCCAGAGTGCTTGTTTTTTTCTGGCATTCTTTAATTTTAAATTGCTGACTCCATCTGTATATAATTTACCTAACATGTGATCATACTCATGTTGAAAACATTTTGCTGTTATATCAACAAATGTACCACTCATCTTAATTCCGTCTTTTCGATAATATTCTGTAGAAACTCCATACGCCCTCTCTACTGGAAAAAATAATCCCGGAAAAGATAAACATCCCTCGCTAATATATGTGGTTTGTGGAGAATATTCAACTATTCTTGGATTAAACATTGCTAGTGCACCACCATTATATCTCATCACAAATACTTTTAAGTCAACTCCTATTTGACAAGCAGATAAACCGATTCCTTCATACTTTTGCATTGCATCTAACAATTCTTCTGTTAATTTTTCTGGGTCTTCTTGTGGATTATCAAAATCAAAAGGAACTGCTCGTTTCCTTAAAATAGGATCATCTTCTAATACTAATTCTCTCATACTATCCTCGAAAAGTTTTTAAATTTCTCAAATCTAATAACATCTTTAAATTTGTCAAAGAGTACATCTCCCTTATGACTAATAATAAAAACATTTTGTTTTCCTGTTAAATGATTAAGTATCTTTAAAAATTCATCTGTACCATTTGCATCTAAAGAGGAATCAAATACTTCATCTAAAATCAGTAAATTTGTATTTACACTATTCTTCATCTTAGCAATAGTTCGCCAAGTGAAAAGAAGTGCCAAGTCTATTCTCATCTTTTCACCTTCACTAAATGAATCATAAGTGAATTCATCTCTATGTCTTGACTTAATGCTTTCTTCAAATTTTTCATCTAAATTAAAAGACACAAAGAAATCCATTGAGGCCAGATATTTATTAATTAACGTATTCATTATAGGAAGATATTGTTTAATGATACGTGTTTTGATACCAGTATCTTTTAATAAAATAGTTGCAGTTTCATACAACTGTTTCTGTTCTGATAATTTTTCTAACTGTTCTATACATGATTTAAATTCTTCTTTCAATTCTTTTAACTTTTTTACCTTTTCATCAAGATCATCTTCTCTTTCTTCTATTTCTTTAATTTGATCTTTTAGCTTTGTAATATAACCACCAATTGCTTGAACTTGATTTTGATGTGTAGTTATAGCTGTTTGAGTATTTGTTACTTCTTCTAATCGTTTTTTTAAATCTTTAATTTTGTTACCAAGTTCCCATAATCCACCTTTACTCGTATGCATTATTCCATGATGTGCGGAAATCATCTTCTTTTTGTGTTCTTCATTTAGTTCTTGACTACAAGTAGAACACGTATCGTTTTGTTCATAAAATTCGATTTCCTTTTCGGCTGCTAACATCTTTCGTTCAATACCATCTTGATATCCTTCTAACTCCTTAAGAGTTTGAGCCGTTTTATCATTTGATATTGAATCTATCAATTCTTGTATTTTTGTATTTAATGACTCAATTTCTTTTTCATTGTTACTAATATCACGTTCATTTTGTTGAATTTGATTTTTCTTGGTCTTTTTTAAATCATTAATTACACCTTCAGTAGTATCAATATTTCCTACAGATAATTTTCTATTGACTTCAACATTTTGATGTTCTTCTTTATTTTCTGATATTTTATATCTCAATAAGTGATTCATTACAGAGAAAATTTGAATATCAAGTAAATCTTCAACAATACCTTTACGATCTTGTGTCTTTAATTGCATAAATGGGATATAATGATTTGCTCCCAATAAAACAATTTGTGTAAATGATTTGTAGTTCAGTTTGAGTATTGTCTTTTCAAGGTATTCTTGTTGATCTTGAGTCTTGGCATCTTGATTTAATCTTTGACCATCAACAAAAATTTCAAAGATGTTTTTCTTGATTCCCCTACGAACCATGTAGGATTTACTACCAACTTCAAACTCAATCTCTACTAACAGTCCACCATCATTAATAGAGTTGATTAATTGGGGTCTATTAATTCTTCTAAATGGTTTACTGAATAGACCAAAGCACAACGCATCTAAAACAGTAGATTTGCCTGATCCGTTTTCTCCGACAATTAGTGTAGTGGAAGTTTTATTTAATTCTATTTCTGTAAATTGATTGCCGGTACTCAGTAAATTCTTCCACCTAATATTTTTAAAATATATCAAGGTTTAGTATTCTTTGAGTACGACAGGTTTTGAGGAATGTTCAAATCGATAATCAAGATCATCAAAAGCACTTTTAAGAACATCAATACATAATTGATTTAAGGTTATATCTCTATCATGTGCCGCTTTGGCTAGATGTAGGAGATCACTATTTGATATTTCTAGTTCTACATTTGTAGATCCTTTTGGTAGTTGTTCACTCTCGATTAAGTCTTGAGCGAATTCTTTTCTTTTTTGTAGTTCTTCTTCACTCCTTCTTGCATCCCATTCAGGAGCAACAGCCGGTATATCAGTTTGACCTAAACAACCATCATAGTCTGCAGAACCCAAATTACGTTCTACTTTGGCCTTTTCTTGTCTTTTCATTTCATCAAAATTATAATTAGTCATTTTCTCCTTTTTTTCTCTTTCAAGTCTTTCTGCATAGGTTTCCATCATATTGACTCCACAGTTAAGGCTTCATTATATAAATTTCTCATCAACATATTTAATTCAGTTTTATTTTCTATGTTTAATGAGTCTACATATTTACTTAAAATTGTTAGGGTGTCTTGTGCTTCATCTATTAATTCATCATCTTCCATAAACTCCAAATCTGAAAAATCTTCAACCACTACTAAATTAGCTACATTTTCTGTATACAACTTATCTAATACAGTATCAAACCAAAAGGGATTTGTTTTCTTTTGAACTACTACTTTTACATGTGTATTTTCATATTCACTATAATCTTTTTCAGTTAATGATTCAAAGGTTTCTTCGCTGTCATCATAATAAAATTTTCTGAACATTCTATAGGGGTTTTGTATGAATTCTAACTCTCTTGTCTCTGTATCAAAGATATGGAAACCCCTGGCGTCCTTATAATCACTCCATGTTATCTCATAAGGATTTCCAAGATAATAAACTGTTCCATTGTCAGACTTGTGATGAAAATGTCCACTCATAGCCATATCGAACTTATCAAAGAGTTTTGCTTCTACACCTTCATGACTCCATGATCCAATATGTTGTTCAAATCCTTTTACTTCAAGATGACCCATAAGAATTTGACATTGTGTATTCTGAATTGATTTCATACACTCACCATAATTATCTTCATTTATCCACGGCATCATAAGTATACCCAATCCATCAAAATCAACTTCTTTTGGTGAAGAATACATCCACGGCTCTACCTTACCCTCATGTGTAGTAAATATTTCTTCTATGGAATTTAATTCATTAGTATTTTTATGGAAAGTATCGTGATTACCTATAATGATATGTGTATCAATTCCCATCTTCCATAGGCGTTCAACAAAATTTGTTCGTAGATCATTCAGTATCTTGAAGTTAATAAATTTTCTACGATCAACTACATCACCTAAATGAATTAATGTTTTGATATTATGTTCTTCAAGGTAGGGAAAGAAAATATTATCATAAAACTTTTTAAAATAATTTAGAAAGGTGAGACTATCTCCACGTGCTCCCCAATGGGTATCTGTGATTAAAGCTATTTTCATGCTGCACTCATAAAAAGTTCTAAAGCTGTATCTTGTTTCTTAGTAACTTTCTTTTTCTTACTCTTTTCAAAGGTATCTACAAATTCATCAACTATTACTTTGAAATCTGAATTTTTATAATCATTAATGTTTTCATGCTCATTTGCTTCACCACTAAGATCAATATCCATATAATTAGGATTTGTTTCATAGTTTTGCATACTTTTATATTTTATGTATAACTGTTTTTTCTCTTTTTGAATTCTTCGAATAAAGGCGTAATAAATTATTTGAGTAAAATAAGCAAAGGGATTGTTGGATTTTTCTGGATTGAAATTGTGGATATAATGTAAACAGTTTTCTATTCCATCAGAAATCATATCATTTTTAAATGCATAATTTATGAAGTTTGGTCTGAATGATAATCTTTGAGCAATCTTTAAAAATACTGAACCTAGATATTCTGAAATTTGAGGAAGTTCTTTATTCTTTTTACGTGCATTATCATATTCTGCTTTATATTCAATCATTGCCTCTAAAAATTTGGCATTGTCCACATAGTGTAGTTTATTCTTACTTGATTTTCGTTTAGCCATAATATTCTTTATTTCAATTAATGTCGTATTATTATTATATCATAAATTTGGTAGATGTCAAGTTTAGTTCATTAATCCTTCAGGTTCAAAATCTTCTAATATTTTTGTCATTTTGTTCATTTCTTGATCTTTATTATGTCCCATATCTTCTTTTACAGAATTTATATAAAATTCTTGATAATCTTCTCCCAATTCCGAAACAGACATAATACACCTTGCTGCTAGGGGTACAAATGTAGTATCTGTAAAGGGTAGCCATTTAAGTAGTGCCATTTGTGATTCTCTTTTATCATCATTAAATTTCATCATCACTTTCATCGGCCAATGAAGTTCTAAATAACCATTATCCTTACTTCTATCATTTACTACAACTTTAGAGAAAATTATTTCACCATTATCTAATCTAATTACTTTTAGATTATCTTTATCCAATTTTTCCATTTATACCTTTAATGTAATATTGTGAATCTTGTATGGAAACTTTTCCTCATCATATATTTTTAATCTATCTTCATGATGGCGATAAGCATAATTTTTTCTATTCTTCCATCTCAAGTCATCTGCTATATCGTATAAGGTAGTTTTATCTGTTGTATCTGATAATCGTAATCCTCGACCTATCGATTGAAGATTTCGTATGCGAGATTTAGAAGGAGAAGCGAACACAATGTTATGCAAATTCCTAATGTTGATGCCGGTACTGAATACCCCATAACTTGCCACGATGATGGCATCTCGTTCTGTTTCTGCGATTGCTCGTATCTGTTCTCTAGTCTCGGTTTCTGTTCCTCCAAATACAAAAAAAGTCTTCCTATTGTCATCTGTCTTCTCCTCGATCATATCGTATAAAATACGTCCATGTTTTTTCACTAATCTAAAGAGTAACAAAGTATTACCTTCCAAAGACAATACTAAGTTTCTTATATATTTATTCCTTTTCTCATGACCTACCAAGAATTCTATCTCATCTGCATACTTAATTTGTTTAAATTGCTCACAGATCACATCAGGATACTTTAACAATATAATTTCCACATTTAAAGAAGATAACTCTTTTCGATCCATCAACTTTTTAGTTGTTGTAACTTTATAAACCTTACCAAATAAACCTTCAAGTACTAATTTATGTGTTTGTGTTCCATCTAATGTTCCTGTAGTTCCAATTCTATATTCAGCGTTCACACATTTAGTCATAAGAGTTGTAAGGGATTTAGATTTAAATCCATGTGCCTCATCACCAATCACTAACCTATATGGTTCAAATGTTTTTTTGTTAAGTTTGTAAATAGATTGCCACGTTGAAATAACCACTAGTTTATCGGAAACCTTATCTTGTCCGGCATAGACTTGATGACAATACTTTGCGGAATCCCATCCATACTCTTGAAAATCTGAATATAATTGTGAAACAAGTGAAGTGGTAGGAACGATTATTAATGTTTTAACATTGAGTGCTCGTACAATTAAATAGATGATTAGGGATTTTCCACTTGCGGTAGGTGATACTAATAAACTTTTTTTGTATGATAAGGCATGATGAAATCCATCTAATTGATAATCTCTTGGTTCAAAAGGTAACTTTAAGTCATCAAGGAAAGCTTGATTTTTTGCTATTTTTCTAGGTTTCCAATCAAAACCTATCGGGGCCACTCGATAATTTCGGGGCTCCGCAAAGATAAACACGTACTCAAGTAATCCACCATACAGTAACCTATTGTGAATATTGAATAATCTTATCTTACCATCCCAAATTTTCATACGATATGCTGGCATGAATGTGTGGCCCGGTACAGTAAATGTGAAATAATCACAAATTTCTTGTGCTACTCCAGCTTCACAGCTTATTTTGAGGAATACTTCATCTTTCTTAGTAACCTCAATTACTTCAATGACCTTCTGTGAATCGTTTCCAATCGATTGCATTTTTAATTAAATATCCTCTATTCGATAATCCCTTTACTATGGCTTCAAGATAATCCACCTTTTCTTCTTGTAGTGATATTTTTTTCTTACCCTCTATTATGTCATCATCAGCATCTATATACTCTTGTACATCTGCCTTGAGTAACTTATATTGGAATGGCTCCCAATCATAAGCCTCTAATTCGGTTTCATCCATCCTTCCAGAATAATACTCCCTTTTAACTTTTAAAAGTTTACTATGATCAAACTTCATAGTACGGAGTCTCAATCTTTCATCATGAAAGAGAATTAAATATTTGTTATGTAGTTGTGGGATTTTAACAGATTCTTGAGATAGTTCTGTTTCATCAATTTCACAATCTCCTGACCACAATTTCTGTATTTCTTCAAATTTCATTTATTCAATATATCTTTCAAATTATCAATCTTTTTTATGTGTTGCTTCCATTCATGGCTTGTATCTACCTTATATAAACGATCTGCACCATGAGCATAAAGACTCCTATAACCAAGATCTAAATCTTTTATATAGGTATAAGCTTCAGAATCACTCATCTCTATATACATGATAGGTTTATGTTTTCTTATTGTATTTTCAGCTCCTTGTAAAACTTTAAGTTCAAACCATTCAACATCCATCTTTATAAAATCAAGTTGATTAAAGTTATAACTATCCAACGTTTTTGTTTTAACTTGTATTTTTGGAAAATTTTCCCATTCGGGTTGTACCCATCTGTCACCTGTCTTTTGTTTAGGTTCATGTACAAGTGATGCCATTCCAGTATTGGTAGTATTTGGTACTTTCATTGTAGCAGTACCATTCTCATGCCCAAGTGCTACTGTCTCTAGAGTACTAATGTTACCCCAATCAGAATTATCTTTAATAAAACTCTCCATATTTTTTTTCCAACATTCTATATGTTTGGGAACGGGTTCAAATGCATAGACTCTTTTAAAATTTTGTGCTAACCTTCTAGTCCAAATACCTACATGTGCTCCAATATCAAGTGCCACATCTCGATTAGATATGTGGGGCATCACCTCATTGAATTGAGTCTGTTCATAATCTCCACCCCATTTATACCAATCTTCATCATCGGGAATCCATATTCTTTTATCACTTGTTAATTTCATAATCTTTTAATTTTTTAAGGGCAACCATCGTACCTACCTGTTCAATTATTTCTGCATAACCATCTTCAATCCACTCATCTATAAATTGTGTCACACCCCTACAAGTTGGATCAGTATAATCATGTGCTAAACACGGACCATTCAAATAATTCCAATGATGTATTAAATCTTTTTTAACACCTTCATACGAATGATCACCATCAACAAATAACATACACAATGGTATATTTTCCATTGCCCACGAATTGTCTACTCTAATATCTATTCGGTGTTTTTCTTCATATTCATTCAACCAATCATCTGCATCAGGGTCATGACACCCCTCAACTACATCAACTGAAACTACTTTTACTTTGGTATCATGAGTAGCCATTGCGAGTAAAACTGTTGATCCTCCCCAATATCTACCAATCTCTAATATAATATTACCATGTTCATCTTTGGGCATTCTTGTCCATTGCTGAGCCGCATACTTATATAACAATCCTGCTTCATGTAAATCTAATCGGATTATATCTCTTGTTTCTCTGGGCGAATTAAATAACCATAATAAATTCACAAAATTATTCTTTATATTTTTCATTCCATACATTATTAATAAAGTTTTCTAATTTGGGTACATAATCATAAATTGTAATAATAGGATCTATATCATTCCTCAAATATGTAAAACGTGGTAATAATACTCTTTTAACTCTTTTCTTTCTGCTATCATCTTCATCATCTTGAGCAACATACGTGCTGAAGTAAATATCTATTCCATCTGGAAGATCACCTAAACCATGTTCTTCCAATGATTCAAAAAACTCTGCTATCAGTTTTTTTATAGACCAATCTTTTTTATCATAAGTACACATCCATTTAGGATTATAAGTATCACCATCTTCAATGTATTCTAGTTGATCACCTATTCTAGAAAATGTATATTTATGATTTTTATAAGATCCTATTCCCAATACATTATAATTTGTCGTTATAATCATAGGAGTACTAGTCATTATTCCGTCAAGAAACATATCTTGTGAAGACATTTCTTGCCAATCTATTTCTTTTTTATACATCTTCAATTCTTTTCTACATTTTCTTCCTGTGTCATCACAAAAATAATCTTCGAATTGTTGATTTTCGGCGCCTGCCACACAATATTGTTTATTATCATTCAAAAATTTATTAACTATCCCAGAAACTAAAGTATCATATTTTCCCACTTCATCAAAAATTGTCTGTACACTTATTTCTGATACATTATGATCTATTAAGTTTTGTATATCTAAAATAAGTCTATTTGTATCTGTTTGTAAATTACCCGTGTCAAAAAAGATAACATCTGACATTATAAATAATCCTAATGAATTTGCATAGTCTAAGAAGTTAAAAATGACATCATCATTTTTGGGTGCTCTACGTTTTTGTTGTTTAACTATTTCTCTATCAAAACTTTGTACACAAGCTATTACCGTATTAAAATTATATTCTTTCAGAACATCTAATTTTTCTTTAGTCCAATCGCACATGTGAACTTCCATGATCTTTTTGTTACAATCTTTAAAATTGGGTATAAGACCAAATATATTATTCATTATTTCTGCAGACATTAATGTAGGTGTTCCACCGCCCCAAAAATAGCTATGAATATGATCTGAACTTAATATTGGTTCATAAAATTTTATTTGATTTGGTAAATATTCTGAATAATAACGTTGGAAGGCGTCCTTTTCAAACATTGTACCCTTAAAAGTACAATAAGTGCATTGCTCTTTACAAAATGGGCTGTGAATGTAAACCCCCGTTTTTAACTTGGTATTGCTCCAAGCCTTTAAAATATCTTCACCCGAAATCGGTTTCATTTTAATCGTTTAATAAATTTTTAATAATATATTCTGTATAATTAAAATTAACGGTTGCTACTTGATATACTGGATCTGTTGTAGTACTGTCAAAAGATACTTCTGATAATGAGGTAGGAAAAATATCTTTGAAATGAAATTCCATTGTGGGATTCATAGAACTACTTAAAATAGTTAATACAGCTGTTGTATATTTGTTTTCTTCACCGACCATCCATTGAAAAACTTCTTGCCAATTTTTTAAATATTCATCAATCATAAAAGTTACATTAAGAGGCTCATAGGTTATAATACCAGTATGGCGAGTAAAATTTTGAAGTTGTGGTGTGGCCATAACCGCGCCTTCTAATGTTATGCCTGGTAAATTAACTGTTTGAACAAAAAAGGAAGTTTTCGGTATTGCCGCAACATCAAATCTAAACTGAACATCGGCCAGAGGATTAATATTTTTAGGTTGTTCTGTTAAACTTGTCATATTTCCTTTTCATTCTTTGAAAATAAATTTGGTAGATTTGGAAAATTATTTCCTTGATAATTAACCCAAATAAACTGTAGTGCTGGATGTTCTTTAACAACTTTAAGAATTTGTTCTGTCCAACTTTGATGAACATCAATCCAACCTTTAGTTTTTTCATTTCCTTGTCTTATTGTTTTAACTCCATTTTCATGTATGTAACCATCGCGAATTTTACTATCTTTATTGAAATAATGTTTGGTATTCGCATAAAGATTATCATATTCATCATTTTTGTGATCAAAACCTAATAGATAAACCTTTTCATAATCTTCACAAGTAAAATCTCTACACGCAATATGTAAAGCTGAAGTTCCTGTAGACCATCCTATCACTTCAGTACCTATATTACGAATTTTGTCTTCCTTACCTCTTCTTAACCAAATAATATAATTTTCTGTGCCTGAACAGTTTTCATCTAGTCCGGAAATATATACAAAATATTCATCATCAAATCTTCTGTAAGATTCTTTCTCTTTTCCATCCAATCCATATTTTAATGCATCATAAGATTCAGCGGGAAGTAAATTCCAAGAATTATGTGTAAAATAACAATCTCCATCAAATCCTGAATCAATAATTTCACTTATTATTCCAGCATCTATGGCACAAATCACATCGGGATTAAAGTCTCTATGACAAGCATTACATCCTATAACTGTTCCATCTAATTTTGATGGATCTATATTTTTTCTACTGGGACCATTCCCTAGTACAAAAACATTATCAATTCCTTGAGCATCATCACCTTCAAACATTTCACTACCTCCATTATACACTAATATTTAGTAATGTCAATAAGCACAAAAAAAAGGGTGAACAAAAGTCCACCCTTCTTTAAGTTCATCCTTAGATAAAGGATTACATAAGGTTTGCAACGATAACGTGCCTGTAATAGCGGTTAGCGTTAGCAGTAAGTGAACCATCACCGGCTCCGTTATTTGCGGATCCAGTTTCGTTTGCGAAAGGATTGGAAACCAGACCATAACGAGTCTTGAAACCAATTTTCGGTTGAAATGAGTTCTCACCAACTGCACGAACCATCTGTAATGGAACATAAGGACAATAGAAAAGTCCGGCGTCATAAGCACTTGAACCTTTGTAACCAACTGTGAAATAGTTAGTTGCAGCGGATGGTGCATATGGATCAACATAGACTTTAAATCGACCATTAAGAGTTCCAACCATAGTTGAACCTGTGTCATCTGGGTCAAAATCGTTTCCAGAAGGTGCTCCGGAAAGTTGACCGGCCATAGCCAATGCGGATGCTACATCAGAAGATGTAATCAAGACATTACCTTTACCTCGGCGAGTGTCTTTAGCAATTGCGTTAGCTTCACGTTCAATCTGGAACATCAAACCTTTGAACTTCTCAACAGACCAACGTCCATTAGAGTCAGTATCAAGGTCAAAAGTTCCTGCGGATGTAGTATTATGAGCTGCACCAGTTTTAGCGTTGGTGTAGATTGTTCTCATAACTTCGCGGTTAATTTCAGCCAAGATTTCACTTGACAGAATATTTGACAGCTCAGTTTCTGCATCCAAACCATGAACGGCCTTAAGATCTTGGGCGAGTTCTACTGTGTACTCGGCCTTCAGAGCTCTTGACTTAGCGGTTACAGTTACTTTATCGATTGCGAATGCCATCTCTGAAATGGTAACGTCAGCTTCTTGTGTTGCTGTAGCGGTACCAGTACCAGTAGTCATGCTGGCATCTGCGGGGTTACTGTTAGCGGAATGAGTTCCACTACCAGAGAAAGAAGTGTCGGCTTCTTTAGAGTCAGCCGCTTCAACACCGGCCTGTGATGTAATATGTGATTTCATTGCAAAGATCAGTCCGGTAGGACCAGTCATTGGTTGAACACCACAAACATCATAGGCGATAAGATTAGGCATAGCTCTACGAACCAACGAAATCAAAACGGGATCAACGGTATCGATATTACCGCCGGTCTTATTAGCGTGAGCCGCCTCTGTCATAAAGACTCCACTACCTTGTTGAGACTGTTCCTTCATTGCGGTTTCTTGGTTTTCCAAGAGAACTGCAGTAACGGCCTTGCGGTAGTTATCTTTAATCTTAGGAAGGTCTTCGTGCTCTAAGACTGGTCCCCACTTCTTTTGTAGGTTTTCAGCTAGGTACATAGTTTTCTCCTATAGGGTTATATAAATTAAGAATTATAGCGACGGATCGCTGAAGTATAATGTTCCATGCTCTCATCTAATTTCTCAGGAGTTTCCTCACTTTGAACTTCGATTGTTTCATCTGTTTCAGTAATTTCTGAGGTCACTGCATCAGACTTAGGAAAATAACTTTCCTTGAGAACATTCAATTTTTCAATGTATTGCTCTGTATTTTCAAATTCGATACCTTCTGCTAACTTCTCAATTTTCTCCGAATCTGTATCGGCCAAATCTTTAGTTGCTGATTTAAGGGCATCGGTTTTTTTGTACTGAGCCAATTCTTTCTGGAGTTCTACTCCACGATTAATTTCTTCATCCAGAGAGCCTTCAAGTTCTTCGACTTTTGTGAATAAGTCGTCAACCATGTCAACTTTCTCTTCTGGAAGGTCAATGTAATGCTCTGTGAAAAGAGTTTTGAGTCCGGACATGAAATCTTCAACCAATTCGGAACGAATTCCTCTTTCGATTGCCAATTCATTTTCCTTCATCCACTCTTCTACAACGTAAGTGAGATATCCATCGACTTTTTCAGTAAGTTCTTTTTGAAATTCATCTTTAGAAGCGTCAACCTCTTTTGATTGCTCTTCCATACGTTTGTTAACTTCGTCAACAACTTTTGCATGAACAGCAGCTTCAAAAATTGTAGATGCTTTCTTCTTGAAATCTTCAGAAAGCCCCTCTTCTCCACTAACTAACGCTTCTACATCATCTTGAACGTTAGGGGGATCAATTTCTTGAGGTGAAATAGCTTGAATCTTAGTAGTTTCTGCTTCTTCTTTGACTTCCTCTTCTTTAACTACTTCTTGAGTAGCTTTTAAGATAGATTCGTATTTACCTGAAAGGTCAGACTTTTTCATTTTATTGACTTGATCATAAATGTTTTTCAACATTTGATTCTTAGTCTTAGGAATTTGAACAGCTTCTTCGGCGGGCTCTTCCTCTTCTTCATCGGAATCGTCTTCTTCGCCTTCTTCTTTTTTAACAGAAGCTTTTTGCTCTTCCATTTCCTCTTCGTCTTCGTCTTCTTCAGAGTCTTCTTCTTCTTTCTTCACAGACGCCTTAGTTTTGGCTTCTGCTTGAATTTGAACATCTGAAGACTCTTCGGTTTCCTCAACACTCTGTTCTTCAGACTCTTGTCCTTCCAAAATTTCTTCAGACATTTAAATCTCCTATATCCGTTAATTTAGGTGTTTACTGTTGTTATTATTTAGTAAACTTATAAACTTGACATAAACTGATCAAAGGCTTTTATCTGAACTTCATCTAATTGCTTTTGACTAGTTATTTTTATTTGTTTTTCGATGCGGGCTACATGGCGTTCATCTAGAATACCATTATCCCATATCCATTCTTTACCTTCCATAATTCCATTGACAAATGCCGCTGGAGCGGAAGGGTCGGCGACAATATCTGCAGCTGTTGCAAGATAAAAATCATCTTGAACATGACTACAATTGCGTCCTACGGGTCTCAATGAACCCATTCCTCTGGATGAGACACCCAAACGGGCTCCCTCATCGATAAGGTTCTTTACAATTTTACCATAAGGTGTGTCCATAATCTTTGCTCGACCTACGAAATTGTCTCCATCCTCATCAAGTGACTGAATTAAATGGGAAACTCTCTCTAAATTAACTGTAGGTCCTTCTGGATGACCTAATTCTCCAAAAGCTCTTGATTGTTTTATGTAATTTTGATCATACCTTTGCGCCTCTTTTTGTAGGATAGCTTTGGGGTATAATCTACCATTGCGATTTTTCACATTGGCCTGCATAAAAACACCTTCGATAAAATAATTCTTTCCTTTTTTGGTATCTTCACATATAAATTGTACATCATCTAATTGTTCGCATATAAGTTTCATTAATTTTCTCCTATTATGTGAAATTACCTAGTGCATAATCAACTCTATATCCTAACGAACCATTTTCTTCGTATGCTGGGATATCAAAGCCTGGTGCTTGTTTCTTTAATTCCATTATGACTGTATAAGAGTCTCCAGATCCGTGTCCTGTTGTAGAAAATTGTATGTCTCCCAAAACTTCAGAGGTGTCACCAGTTGCGTTTATTGGTATTCCTGGCCATTCCATACCCGACATATTCCAACTACCATTACCACTTAATTCTGCAATATATTTTTCTGCGGTTGATCCATCCCATTCAATAGCAACTTGTAAACCATTCGTAATCCACATTATTTTAGTAACTAATACATTCCACTCTAAGCCTGTAAAATTACCACTATTTGCTACTGTTCTAGTATTGGCTCCAGATACTCCACCTACAATTGCATCACCATTAGACATACCTGTATCGATTGAAGTTGCTTTTTTGTTTGTATTATCCCATCCTACAACTTCTACTGTAGATGCTCCGGCTGTAAAACCAGTAACAAGAAATGTTTCTGCACCGCCTGTTGTTATTACTTCACCAATCTTAAAGTTTGGGCTTGCTGCACCTGATAAGGTCATTGTGTGTTTTGCCCAAGAAAGTGTCGATAAATCTACCTTCTTAACATCCGATTCTGATGCATCTGAAAAAAACTTTGCTACGTATTTTTTTTCGTCATCACGTAGTACTTGCGTCTCTGCTGCCATCTTCTATTTTCTCCTCGCTTGGTACACTTTCCGGCTCTTTCGAGTCTGTCTGCGTTTTGTTTAAAAAAGTTTTTGCGATATCCTGTTTTTTACCTTCTAACGATACCATCACTTTTTGCTGAAGTACATCACCTATTGCCGATTTTACTCCTGCTGCATCACCTTTAACGGATAATCCTATAATATCACCAACTGTAGTTTCATTAGACATAAAATTTCCTCTATTGTTCTATTATATTTATACTATTTATAAATTTTATCCAGATATAATCTTTAAATCTGGCTTATTTGCTGCAGGATCAAATTCCCATTGTTGATCTTCAGCTTCACCTTCACCACCAGCTTCTTCTTTTTCTTTGGCAATTTGTTCTTTCATATCATCTATTTCCTCTTGAGTCAACTTAAGAACATGTTTATTAACATACTCTTGTGAGAAATATTTACCAACAACTTCATCTCTATATCCCATATCATTTACTAACATTCCCAAACGTTCTCTCATCATTTGAGCATTTTGTAATTCCGCGAAATGTGAATCAGTTTGCCATTCATAAATAAGTTGATCTTTTACTAGTTTCCAATCTTGAGATGAAACAATTCCTTTAAGTAATAGTTGTTTCTCTATGAGATCATTGAATAAATGATTAAATCTTGCTCGTAATCTCTCGATAAAACGTGTAAATTTTACTTCATCTCTTGAGATTTCTTCTGCTCTACCAAGTATGAAACCAGAATCTTGTTCTAGTCTAGAAGGGGGAACATTAAGTGCTTTGTATAATTTTGTTTTGAAGTATTCAACATCAGCTAACTCACCAAGATTCTCCCCTCCTGGCAAAGTTGAAATTTCTGTACCTCTACCACCTTCTCTTCGTGGAAGCCAGTAATCCTCTAACATACTCATGTGCTTACGTTCATCCTTGATTTCGCCAGAATTAGAATCATATACAAGTTTGTTCTTGTATTTGTTCATAATGTCACGTAGATACTGTTCTGCTTTGATCTTAGGTAAGTTACCAACATCAATGTAGAATATTCTACGTTCTGGAGCACGTGAAATACGATAGATGACAACTGCATCTTCGATCATTCGTAACTGATTGAGTGGTTTGATTGCTTTGTGTAGATTACTTAAAACTAATTTTCTATCTGGATCTAATACACCTGAATGACAATATGAAATGGAATCTCCTGCAATTTGAACTGTAGTACCACCTGCAGTTTGTGAAATTCCCCTTTCATTGAACATAAAATATTCTTGAAAACCAGAAGTATCAAGTTCTGCACCATTGGGTCCTTGAACCACTTTTGGTTGACGAACTTTTTTAATTTTTAGGGGATCTATTGGGCGTAGTTCTAATATACCACGTTTGGGATTTTTCTCATCAATAATAACATGAAAATATAATCTACCATCAACATACCATTTACGAAATAGTTCGTACCCCACTCTTCGAAAATCTAGCAAACGTATTAGTTCCGCAAATTCGTCTTTTATTGCTTCTTTAATTGTATCTGATAAATTTGATTTCTCTAGGCTGATACTGACAGGAGATTCTTCCCTATTCGTAACAATGGCCTCATTAATAACATCATCAATTGCTTGGTCACACTCAGGATATGTTGCCATTTCCCGATATTTTCTAATTAATTCTAATTCATTTTTGGCATAACCCTCAAGATCTACATACGTTCCGTATGCTCCGCCTGAAGGACCAACCTCAAGTGCACCATCTTCTGGTTCAGGAAGTGCAAAAGATTTTTTACTCTTTTGATCTTTGTCAACTCTTCCTATAGAAAAACCGAATAATTCAACTGCCATACATCTTTCCTAATAGGTAAAATGGGAGCGGATTACCACTCCCATGTAAAACGTTTTTTTCATACTTAAATATATATTAATTAAATCCAGCGCCACTTTGACTTGATTTCCAATAGCTATACTCCCATGTTACATCATAGGTTTGGATATCATTAGTATCCCACGATAAAGTTATTTCTCCAGTAGTTGATGGCCATACATCAATAAATTCATAAGATTTAGTGTAAGATCCACCATCTTTGGCGACTTGTTTAACTTTCATCGATCCAGTATAACTGTTAATAGCGGCAAAACCAGCTTCTCTCACATTTGATTTGTGAGAATTGATTCTCTCCATCCAACTTTCTATATGATTTCTAATTTCCATATTTTCATCATTATAGATAGAAGTTGTTAATTGCTGGGCAGCTCTATTACCGGGAATATTTATTGATCTTCCCATATAGGTAACAGTAGCGGCTTCTATAGTTGAAGCTGGGAAATTTACTCCTTTACATAAAAATTTAAAAGAGCCTATTCCTGTAGTAGCTACATTTCCTTTACTTCCACTAAGTTCACATTCAAATAAACTTGCTAATGCTCCACCTTTAGTTAGGTTAGAGGTAAATGTGTCAATACTAAAATCTGGCATGTTTTCTCCATATCCGATGATTAGATTGAGATGATGGGGAAGTCTTTTTTATAAGTACCCTCTTCAGGAATCATCGTCTTCCCCCATCTGTATATTATTATTTATATGACTTTATTATCGATTATCTTGCACCGATAATTTCTTCGAATTCAACTCCGGTTCTAACTGCAACAAATTGTAATTGTATGAAGTTAATGGAACGTGATGGTTTCACGTAAATATCTCCACGAAATTCGTTTCGATCTACCACATCTCCAGTATTATTACTGTCATCACAGATAACTGCAAAGTCTTGAATTCCACCTCTACCTTGAACATCTCTCAAGAATGGCTCAACTGTTGCCACGAATCTACTTCGTGAGAATGCATCGTTGAATTCAAACAAGAAAGATTTGGCCATACTAGCAATTGATTTTTCTAAAAGAATAAACAATCGTCTTACGTTGATACGATCAAACGCAGAAGGTTTTGCTAATAGAGTTTTATCTCCAAAAAGAAGTATTCCACTTCCTGGCATTGCTGTAACAGGATTAACTCCATTCTTATAAAGTTCATCCCTTTGTGTTTTATTTGGATTATAAGGAAGTTTAATGCAATTTCTGATATTACCACGATCTAATCCAGCCGGTGACCAGAAAGGATCTCTTGATTCATCAGTAAATGCACAACATCCTGCGATATCACCATTTAATGGAATATATCGATAGACATCATTGTACTTATCGTACATATACTTCCACCCAGAATCCAAAACAGCATAAGAAGAACTGGGCATAGAATTTCTATGACCCACTACATCTGTAGTTTCACTTCCTGCGTTATTTACAACATGTGCTTGAAGTGGTGAAATAAAAGCTACACAATCTTTACGATATTCTGCAATGTTATTAATTGCGTGTATCTGAGTAGCAGCGTCTGCATCAGCAGTCATTAGAAGTGTTACATCAATTTCTTCAGTATTTTTGAATTTATCTAAACCTGTTTGAATATTACCCTTATTTTTAATACATATTTTTGATCCTGT